ATACATGGTGATTTTATTACACCTGAAAATGTAAACGACAAAGTACCACAGGATTTGGATTTGTTAAGCATAGACATTGATGGTAACGACCATGCAGTTTGGTTAGCTTATAACGGAAACGCTAAAGTAGTGGTAATAGAAATCAACAGTAGCTTAGACCCTGAAAAGGATTTTTTCAGCAAAGATAAAGGCTGCAATTTTTCCTTAATGAATAAGCTGGCAGAAACTAAAGGTTACTTTTTACTATGCCACACAGGGAATTGTATCTATATCAAAAACGAATACAAAAAGTTATTCAATCCAAATACAACATTTAACAGGTCATGGTTACAAGTTTAAGCATAGGAACAGGCGGTCTTGGAAGATATGGGAATCAATTATTTACCATTGCAGGTGTAATAGGGTTAGCCACGAAGAACGGTTTGCCTTTTGCATTTCCGCAATGGAAAAATTTTGATAACGCTTTATTTGGTGGTGAAGTAACAGACTATGAACAATACTTTGTAAATCCTTTACCAAGAATACCTGAAGGCATTGAATGGACTAAAATTGATTACTTTTGGGGTTACCAAGATTTAAAACTACATGACAGGAACTGGGATATTTTCGCACACTTACAATCTCCTAAATACTTTGAACATTGTTTAGATTTAGTTCGTTTCTATTTCACAATGAAAGATGAACCACCGCAAAATGATTGGGTTGCTATTCATTATCGTGCAGGAGATTACACAGAGGGCGGTTATCATCCACGATGTTCAAAAGAGTATTACAGGGAGGCTATTAAATTAATGCCCGCTAATTCTAAATACGTTGTTTTCACCGATGACATAGAAGATGCGAAAAATAAGATTGAATTGAATTGTGAGTATGTAAGCGGTCATTATTTGGAAGATTTTAAACTAATGAAACGCTGCAGAAATTTCATCATTGCAAACAGTTCATTTAGTGCAATGGCGGCTTTATTAGGTGAGCATCCTGAAAAGAAAGTAGTTGCTCCCTCCCGTTGGTTTGGCGAAGGTGTAGATTTAGAAACTAAAGACATTTATCACGAAAACTGGATAAAACTATGAACCTACTATTCTCAATCCATTTATACTATCCTAAACATTCAGCAGGTGCAGAAAGCTATGTTCGCAGCATGGCAAAAGAAATGATTGCAAGAGGGCACGAAGTTAAAATAATACTGCACCAAGCAAATCAACACAAGATAACTGAAATGTATGATTTCGAAGGTGTGATGGTATTCCCTCCCGACCCTTATATTATAGAAAAGTTATTTGATTGGGCTGATGTGGTTTTATCTCATTTAGACTATAACAAATGGACTTCATGGGAATGTGCAAAGAGGAATAAAAAGTTTGTCCATATTGTTCACAACGATATTCCTTATCCGTCTGTAAGTGATAGCCCCTGCCCTGTTAAAGTAATTTACAACGCTGAATGGTGTAAAAAGAATTTAAACTATACATGGCCTTCGATTACTTTTCCGCCTCCAGTTAATACCGATACCATAGCACCCAACAGGCAAAAGAAATACATTGCAATGGTTAACCTCAATCACAACAAAGGGGCTTCACATTTTTACTCTATTGCTAAGAAGATGCCTGACTATGAATTTTTAGCTATTAAAGGAAGTTATGATAATCAAATACTAACCACTTTACCGAATGTTAAGACCGTACCACCGACCCCGTACATAAGAGAGTATTACAAAGATGTTGCTGTGATATGTATGCTATCACATTATGAGTCGTGGGGCTTAGTCGCAACCGAAGCTATGTTAAACGGCATACCAGTAATTGCAAACCCTACGGAAGGGCTAAAAGAGAATTTAGGAAGTGCAGGGATATTCATGGACAGAAAAGATACCGCAGGGATAGCAAAAGAGTTGAGGAAGTTAATGACTGATGATGAATATTATAATAAGTGGTCAAAGAAAGGACTTAAAAGAGCAAAGGAATTAGCCCCTAAATGGGATGAGTTAGAGCAGTTTTTATTAAAATAAAGTAGCATTCTTTTTATTTATACTGCCCTGTTATTCTTAACGGGGCTTTTTTATGAGTTGACAAAACTAAAATCTACCCTTTGCCTTAGTAGTAATTTTAGGCATGAACGAAATTTGGGAACTTAAAGTAACAGACGGCAGCGAGCCTGTTTCCCTTCAAACGGCTAAAGATTGGCTACGTGTAACATCGGAAGATGATGATACTATCATTTCAGACTTAATCACCGTAGCAAGAAAGAAAATAGAAAGATACGCAACCCGTTCTTTAGTGAATAAAACCATTGTTTTAACAGGTTTAATTGAGGAATATTTTTTATTACCCTACTCTCCTATTAATGCAGTTTCACAAGTTCGAGTTTTACAAGGTCAAGATACAGGAACAGGCGAAAACGACTGGGAAACTTTAGATGCAGACGAATATCAGTTAGTGGGTTACTTTCAGAAGCATTTTAAGCCGTCTTATTGGGGGACTTATGAAATTACCTATACAACATTGGGCGATACGGATAACGGGCTTCTTACGGACTTAAAACGGGTTTTATTGTGGTTGTATGAAAACCGTGGAGATGATTCAGACAGTATGCCGATGGAGTTAATGAGCAATGCAAAATATCTAAAAGATTTATCTTATTTATAATGGGAGTTGGCGTAGCAAGAAAAGTTAATATAGTTGTGGCTTCCTATTCAACGGGTGTTGATGGTGTAGAACCGCAATCAACACAAATTGGACAAGTGTGGGCGCAAATAAACACTATTAGCCAAACGAAGTCTTTTGATGCGAATAAAGCAGCTTTTAAAACCTCTTATGAGTTTTTAATACGGTATGATTCAGCGTTGGATATTTCAATAAGGGCAATGATTGAGTATAACAATCGGACATACATAATTCAAAGTATAGATAGAGTTGATAGAGTAAGAGCAGAAGATAAGTTTGCAAGTCAGTTACAGAATAACCCAGAGGGGAAATATTGGCGAATAGTAGCAACCTCACAAGATATAAGTTAATGTCAAGTGCAATAAGTTTTAAAGTAACAGGATTGGATAAGCTGATAAAGGCTTGTGATAATTTCCCTGTAACCTTAGCCAAAGACATAGATGCAGAAATTGAAGATACCTGTGAAAACGTAATCGCCAAAGCTAAACAACGTGCGCCTAAAGACTTTGGAGCGTTGCAGCAAATGACTAATTATAAAAAAGAAGCCAACGGCAATTTTGTAATGTTTTCTAATGCAAGATATGCGCCATTTGTTGAGTTTGGTACAAGAGGGAAAGTAAGAGTGCCGCCTGAATTAAGTTCTTATGCTCAACAGTTTAAGGGCATGAAGTGGGGTGATTATTACGACTTTTTAAATTCTATTTTGGACTGGGTAAAAAGAAAAGGATTAGCACGAATTACCAATTCTTATACTGGCAGAAGCAGAACAAAGAAAGCTGATTTGTTGATGGTGGCAAATGCGGTGGCATGGTCAATTTTAAAGAAAGGTATTAAACCTCAACCGTTCTTTTTTAATAGTTGGTTTGAGGAAAGACCAAAATTAGGGCAAAGAATTAAAAACATACTTAAAAACAGAGGCTTTCGATGAAAGACGGCATAAAATTTATACGGGATTCTTATTTTGACCTTTTACAAGGTGCTGTGAGTTACAACGGTACTATTATTCCCGTTTACGATGAGGAAGCAGACGAAACAGGTTCAGACTTTTATATTATAGTTTCTTCTTTAACCGATGCAAATATAGCCGTAAAAACAAAGTTCCACAATGAAATAACAATACTGATTGATGTGGTTACAACTTTCAATACAAAGATGTACAGCAACAGCGACCCGCAACCAAAGATGAAAGAGGTTTGTGATGTGATTACAGGCAAGATTTTAAACTTAGTGAAACCCACAAGAGATACAACAGGAATAGCAGACGATTCAGATTTTCAGGTAGTGGATGTGAAAAAGGAAAGTTCACAGCATTTCCCTGTTTTAGATACCGATACTAAGAAAATAATCAGAAGGCTCACAAGGTTTTCACAGATAGTAATAGAAAAGTAAGTTGACAGAATAAGGAACAAAGGAACGATTAAACAATATTTTTGATAATAAAAATTAAACAATGGCAGCTATTTTAGGTTCATCCGTTACGTTACAATTGAGGGAGAACGGCTCTACTGGAGCTTACTCAAATGTAATTTGCGAAACATCATCTTCTTACGATGGTACGGCTTCTGTTACGACCACCGTAACCAAGTGTAACACCGTTACAGCAGTAAGTTCACCTACTGGCACTTTTTCAGTAGATGGTATTTTTGAAACATCACCATCAGCAGGTCAAGTAAGTGCAGAGCAAATGAATGCGTGGTTTCATGCAAACACCCTTTTAGACATCAAATACGAAGACCCTGAAAGTACAGGTACTAACTTTTACATTCAGGGAACAGGTTACATGACAGCGTTTAACATCACAAGTCCAGCAGAAGGAAACGTAACTTTTACAGCAGCGTTTCAAATGACTGGAACTATTGATGTAACTCCTTAAAATTAAATTTACAATATGAAAATTAACGGAAAAGAAATTAACCTTTTACCGAAAAGATTAGCTGTTGAATTATACTGGACAAAGAAAGCCGAAGATGTTATTTCTTTCGGCTCTCTTTATTATGAAGCGTTTGACTTAGCGTTGATGGTGTGGGCAAGTGCAGCTAACTGGAGCAAGGTTAATCTAAAACCCAAACAAGTAGAATTTGAAGAAGTATTAGACTATGTCGAAGGAACATTAACAGATGAACAGGCTAAAGAGTTAAAAGACTTTTGTCAGGAGTTTGTAGATGGTAACTTCTTTAAAGAAAAAACAGAAAAGTTGCAAGCGGCTGTTGATGAAGAAATAAAAAAAAAGAATTTGATTGGAGTGAGTTCAGAGTTAAGTGTTACAAGTGTGGAATAGACCCTGAACAATACGACAGGTTTAGTTTGGTTGAATGTGTGAACATGGTGGAGGCTTACAACGAAAGACTTTTAGACAGTTACGAGTTAGCAAGAGTTCAGAGTTATTTCGTTGTAAGTACCCAAAGTACGAAGCCGCTAAACTTCAATCAGTTCAAGCGATACTTCCCTTTGCCACAGGATTTAAAAGAGGAAGAAGAAAAGAAAAAACGGTTATTAGAAAAGTTAAAAGCAGTTAAGCATGAACGAAGTGTTGAAGATAGAAGTACAGGCGCAGGTAGCACAAGCACAGGCGGCATTGAGGCAGCTTCAGACTTCGTTAAAGGGAACTGAACAGGCGGCTAAGGGTACTACTCAACAGATGCCCAAATTAGGGCAGAGTACTAACCAAGCTACATTTGCGTTAACTAATTTAGGAAGGGTTGCATCTGATGCCCCTTTTGGGCTTATTGGTATTGCTAACAACATTGAGCCGCTAATACAATCATTTGTACAATTAAAGGCAAGCAGCGCATCCACAGGGGGCGCATTAAAAGCATTAGGTTCATCATTATTAGGTGGTGGTGGTTTAGTACTTGCTATTTCCTTATTAACTTCTGCTGCTCAATTTGCGGTATTAGGTTTTGATAGATGGACAGGCTCAACTAAGAAACTAAAAGAGGAAAAAGAAGATTTAAAAACCATTGAGCAAGAGTATGCTAATATTTTAGCAAGAGAAAAAGTTGATTTAGAGAATCTTTATAAGACAGCTATAAATACTGCACAATCTTACACAATAAGAAAGCAAGCAGCAGACCAGTTAATAAAACTTTATCCTGAATATCTTAAAGGATTAGATTCAGAGGCTATTGTAGCAGGTAAAGCGGCAAACGCTTATAAATTACTGGCAGATGCAATACAAAAATCAGCATTAGCAAGAGCAGCCGCAAATATTCAAACGCAGAACCAAGAAAAAATAATAGCTGCTCAATTTGAAATTGATAAATTAAGAGAGCAACGTGAATCGAAAATAAACGATATTAAAAGAAAGTTTATTGAATATCGTAAAACAGAAACAAGAGAGAATAAAATATCTTTATCGTTTTCTGCTGAATTACAAGAGATTGAGAATGCAAGATTAGAGTTTCAGAATAAAATAATTGAGAAGCAAAAAGAGATAAATAGTATTTCTGCTGATAATAATAAATTAAGTTTATTAATTCAGCAAAACCAAACACAGCAATTCAAATTAACAGGCGGCTTAGGTGATAAGCAAAAAGAGAAAACTAAAGATACACAGGCTGAACTTTCATTAATAGTTGGCATTGGTTCTTTCTATGATGAACTAAACAAAAAAGAACAAGAAAGAATACAGGCTCAAAAAGATTTAAACCTATTAATTGAAGCTGAAAACAAGTTAAGAAAGACAGGCGAAAAGCCGCCTGAATTAACAGCCCAGCAACAGTTAGCTATTGTTGGCAGTGATGCAAGCAGAGGTGAAACAGGGTTAAATGGTTTGCCGCAAAAGATTGAGCAAGCTAAACAATTAAATGAAACTTTACAACTTAGCGACCAACTAATAAACTCAATAGCAGGTGAATTTGCCGACTTGTTTACAAACTTATCCAAAGACGGTGTAAAAGCCTTTGAAGATATAGCTAAGAGTATTGCACAAACAACACAACGTATTTTAATTCAGTATGCAGTTACACAGGCATTGAAAGCGTTGTTAAATAGCATTGCTCCTGGTTCGGGAGAGCTTGCAGGCGTTGCAGTAAATAAAGTAAGTAACTTAGACATAAAAAACCTTAGAATTTTAGGAGGCATTTAATGGCATTTGTACCAAAATACATATTACGTTTTAATGATGCAGACGGCAAGGATATAAAAATAGAAATACAAGAAGATGACTTTGTATTTGGAGGCACTGCAACAAATGTAATTTGTACAGAGGCTCATTTAGAATGGCAGCAATTTGATAGAGTAAAAGATTTTGGAATTAAGCAAAGCAGATTAAGATTTAAAATATTATGTAACGATTCTTTGCCGCCTGAAAGTTTTATTGCCGAAACAGCTATACAATACAGAGTAGTTTTATTTTGTAACGGCGTTGTAAATTGGTATGGTTTTTTAGATAGCACAGATTTACAGTTTCCTTTTCAGGATGGCAATATTCAAATAGAATTATTTGCAAGGGATGGGCTACATTTATTAAATGCAGCTAAATTAGAAATTAGCGGCAGTGAGCCTTTTTTGTTTTATAGAGGTACTGAATTAATTTACAGATGGCTTCAATTAACAAACCTATCTTTAAACTTTTGGACATGGATAAATATTTATCCTGACGGCACAACTGCAAGAACAGTAGGCAATCCCGAAAGAGACCCCTTTTATTATTCGTTTATTTCTTATAAAACATTCTCACAAGATGACCCTTTTACAGCATTAAACAAACTTATTACAAGTTTTGGCTGTCAAATGTTTCAAGCGAGGGGTAAATGGCATATTGTTTACGTTGAAGATTGGATAAGAGATTTGGGTTTATATGGTACAGAATGGAACAGTTCAGGAGTGGCGCAAGGTATAGCAGAGGCGCAAAGGTTTAATTTTACAATAGGGCTTAACAATAATTGGAAGTTTATAAATGAAGATGCTATTTGTAGTTACCAACCACCAGCAAAAGCAGTAAGACTAAATTATAATTTTGAAGTTCCTAAACTATTAAGAAACCAAGATTTAAACGAAGGAGATTTTTCAGCTTTTATTTCACCAAGCAAACAGGTTATTTATAATTTAGACCATTGGACAAAATCTGGAAGTGCTAATTTAGATGCGAAAATACTTTCTCAATTAGATATAACAGATGATTCTACTTCTGAAATATCAAGAAGGGTAACATTTAGAACAACTGGCTCAACTGCGTTTGGCAGTTTATGTGTATTAACATCATCTCCAATAACTTGTAATAGTGGTGATTATTTCAGGTTTACTTACAATCATGGCGCAGAAACAACTTTATACAATAGGGTTTTATTTTGTCAGATTAAATTAACAAGAACAAGCCCATTAGCTGACTTGTACATGAAAGCAGATGGCAAATGGACAACAACACCAACTTTTATTGGAGCACAAGCATCTTCAGGGTCAATAGGCACACCAACAAACCCGTTATTTGAAACAATAGAAAATGTTGACCCTATACCTGCAAGCGTTACTGGTATGGAAGTAATTTTTACTTTAGAAACACAAGGCAACCCAACACCATCAGGAACTTATTTATATTTTATTTCTGACTTAAATTTTGACTATGAAGGCTATGTAAATACAAACATAACATTCAGGGCTCAGTTTAATAAAGTTGAAAATACTAATACATTAAAAAACTACATAGAAGAACAGGTATTTATAAGCGATTCTGAAAATATAGTTTTTAAAGGTGCTTTAATTGATTCTAATTCTAATAAGTTAAAATACTGGTATCACAACGGAATCACAGAGGAAGAAAGGTTTTCTAAAATTATAACCTATGCTTATTACAGGTTGTATTCAAGAAACTTTTTACGGATGGAGGGTACTTTTAAAAATTCAATCAGTAATACTTCTAATTATTTATTATCACCTTTAGACACAGCTTTTATAAGTGAATTGCCTGACAAAGAATTTTTACTTTGTACGTTGACAATAAATTTAGCACTTAGTCAATGTGGTTTTACCTTTAATGAGTTACATGATGGCACAGGGAATGATTTTAGCGTTACGGGTAATTATTTATATGGCTTAGTAGATAGGTCAGAAAGGAGAATTACAAACCCAGAAGTCGAACAGTATAAAAAGCCTAATGTTTGGTTAATGGCTATTTTCGGGCAAACAATTTATAATCTTTTTAAGAAAAAGAAAAGATGAGTGTAGTTACAGGCAAAAATATAAACATTTACGTTAGCGGTGGAACGGATAATTCACTCTATTTAATAGGGTGCGAAGAAACCTGTACAATTACAATCAATTCAGAGATTATCAATACAACCACAAGAGGAAGCGGACGGGCAAGAGGCAGAGAGTACGGGCTTTATGATGTAACCGTTCAAAGCAATGGTGTTATGTTTATCAACTCTTTTGCAACTCCCGATTCACAAGCCGACCCGATGTTTTTCGGTTCTTCTATTTTAGAAGGTAAAAAATGTGTGGTTAAATACCAAGTTACAGACGGAACTAATACAAGATACTACATTGGTAGTTTTGTAGTTCAAACAGCAGTTTATACAGGTTCAGCTACTGGATTCGGAACGTATGATGTAACCTTAATCAATGACGGTGAACTATACAAAACAGATGATTTAAAGATTAATGCAGAGCCTTCGACATTTATATTCGAGAGTACGAGCACAGTAGATGGATTTACAAATTCAGCTTTAATAAATGTTGATATTTTTTACATCTATCGTTACGGGGTTACAAGAACACAGTTATTTGAGAGTATTCAGACTTTGGCATTGAGTACAGATATGCCAACAGGAACAAACACCGTTGGTTATCATGCAGCAAGTGGAACACTGAATTTTGAGAACGCTTTAGTTGATGGTGATTTTATTGTAGTAACTTATATTTAATGGAAGAAGTTAAAATCATATACGTTGATTCTTTAACAGGTTTAGAGCCTGAAAGGAATTTTATTATAGAAGATACAGTAGAGGGAAAAAAGTACATCGGAAACGGTAGTTCTATACCTGCTGAAATCGTAACCAGTGCAACACCTGTTTATCAAAATATGTTCATGTTAATGGGAAGCTAATGGAAATAAAAAAAATATTGGGGCAAGCTGCTCCAGCAGCAACAACAGAAACGGATTTGTATGTAGTGCCTGACGCAAAGGGTGCTGTCATTTCTTTTATTTCTGTATGCAATAGAAATGCAAGTGCTGGCACATACAGGGTAAGTGTATCTTATGGAGGTGCTGCAACTGGAAATAAAGATTATACGCATTATGATGAAGCTATTGCAGCTAAAACTCATGCAAGAATAGACATGGGAATTACGCTTAGTAATTTAGATGAAATAAGAGTTTACGCATCTAATGCGGATATGAGCTTTCAATGCTTCGGTGCGGAGTTTGACCAAGTCAATGTAACTGTGCTATAAGTTGACAACTTACAAGCCTTTAAAAGAGGCTTTTTTTATTTTAGCATAATGAAAAAAATACTTTTATTCATAGCTATTTTATTTTCTATTTCTTCCTACGGGCAGAATCGTTTTCCTTCGATTGATTCAGCAAAGAACTACACATTACGATATGTAAAAAATTCAGCCGTTGAAAGTTTTACCAATTTAAGGATGCAGAATGTAACTTATGGAACGCTTCAATTATTAGACAGTTTAGCGGGTGCAGGGGTTATAGATACTATTTTCAAGTCAGGCGATACCCTTAAATATAAAATCGGTTCAACTACTTTTATTGTAGGTACATTTGGTGGTTCAAGTGATTCCACCATTTACGCAACCAAATGGTTTGTAGGGCAAAATTATGTTCCTTATACAGGTGCAACATCTGATGTAGATTTAAATGGCAACTCACTTAATGCCAAAAGTTTATCAATTACAGGAACGGGAGGAAACGGGCATTTGCACATGAGGTTTCAAAGTTCAACACCGAGTGGAATAGGCAATCATACAACTATTTACGCTGATGCAACTGGTATTCCTTATTACAAAATAGATGGAGCAAGTCCAGTTCAGTTTCAAAGGCAAATCAGTTTAACAACTACTGGAAGTAGTGGGGCTGCTACTTTTAATGGCACTACATTAAATATTCCGCAATATTCTGGCGGCGGTGATAGCTCATGGGTTTCAACTGAAACAGGAGTTATGCCGTCTAATTACGTTGGCTATAAAGTAAACAGCACATTAACTTCTTTACCAAGTGGATGGGTTGATAATACACCCGATGCAACTGTAACTTTTAGCGGGAAGATGATTGTAAGCGGTGGGAATAAAAATTCAGTAGGTGTAGGTGGAACGAATGTTTATAGAAACAGATTAACAACGTCTTTTTACAATTACGACAAATTAAAATTTTCGACTACTCTAATACCGCAAGATAAAACAAGTACATCGTTTGGGTTTGCTATACATTTTGAAAGTAATAATGGTTCAATAGCAGGTCAATCAAACTTTGTTTTTGACATGAGTACAACTGCTGATAGTGGGCGAATTATTCTTTATAATCAGTTATCAACTGAACTTACACGTTCTGTAATGTCTTTAGCCTTTAACTCATTAGATACGCTTGACTTTTTTTTGATAAGAGATAATGCTTATGCGGAGGCAAGAGTTTATAATAGAAGAACGGGCAACTCTGTTGATTTAAGGCTACCTAATCAAAACGGTTTTGGTATTGGCGGCAAAATGGCTTTTGGCTTTTTAGGCGGTGAGCAGCATTACACTAAGTTTCAAGTTTATTCATGGAATAGAAAAAATCATGGTTATACTATTTTTGGCGATAGTCAAAGTGCTGGTACTGGCTCAACTTCTGAAAGTAAATCATTTACATACTTATTGTTAAGGGGTGATAAAACAAAGTTTAACAATATATCTTCCCCGTCATTAGGTATGCAAGATGCCTTAACTTCTCATTTACCTATTGCGATTGAATTAGAAAGCCCTGTAATATTCACATTAGGGTACAATAACAGAACAATAGATACAAACACATTCAGACAGTATGCAGATAGCTTATTACAGCCAATGCGTAGAGCAGGTGTAAGAATTGCTGCTATTGCAACAATGGTTACACAGGCATCAGGGTTAAATAACTTACCAAATACAACGCTTATTAATTTAGCAAATACTTACGGCATACCTATTGTTAGAATTGATACAGCAATAAAAATAAGGCATTTATCAAATGACGGGGTTCACTTATCTGATAGCGGTCAAATATTATTTGCAAGAGAAATAGAAAAAGTAATAGGTAGCGAAATTGCCGCATTGTTCACTAATGATACAAGTTCATTCGCAAAGCTGTATGATTTGCCCGTTGGTAATGAAAACATGGAACGTGTGGTAGTTGATAAAGAAGGTAACTTATTCAAACAGCCTGTAAAAAATTACAATATTATTGAGAATAAATACGATGTTTTAAATACTGATTTTTTAGTATCACAAAAAAATGCCACACTATACACAGATGGATTAGTAATGACTGATAGCGGTTTTGTTCAATCTAATGAAAGAGGCTTATATATTAGTTTTGCACCGATAAGAGAAGCGGTAAATTACGGGACTACATGGAAGTCAAATATACAAATCCATAATTCAATATTTGGTTCAACAAGGGCAAAAAACACCATATCGGGGAATAATAATATATTATTTCATACTTCTTATGGTAATTCAAGAGGCTCTATTACAGGTAATACAAACGTATTAATAAATACAGCCCCTGCAGATGCTTCAACTGTTTCAGGCTCAAAAAACATATCTATTAACGGTGCTATTGGTTTAACATCAGGCTCAAATAATATCGGTATTGGAGAAAATTCGTTATTAGGTATAACAACAGGAAGCAGAAATATTCATTTAATTATGAATAACGGCAACGGCAATGCAGGTGCTAACATTTCAAACTCCATGATATTTGGAGAATTTGCAACTGAATCAGACAATCAATGGCAAACAAATGATGTATCTTTTTCATCGGGCGGTTTATTCGCAGCAACTAATATATGGCTTGGCGGCAGGTCTGTAGGAGAAAGAGACTTGAGTTTCAATGTAGCTTCTGTAACCAATGTTTCAAATTACAAAGGGAATGATTTTGATTTCAATTTGTCAAGAGGCAGAGGAACGGGCAGAAGTGGTAATTTAAGGTTCTATTCTTACAATTCAACAACAAGTGGAACAACATTGCATTCGGTTAAAAATTTAGAATTAACCATTGCAAATGATTCTGTAACAGTTGATGCTCGGTTAAGGGTTAACGCAGCTACTTTTATCAACAAAGATTCACTGCCTATTACCACAGGTAAACTTTGGCATATAGTTGTTGATACACCTACCAATCAGTTAATGAGGCAGCAGGTAACAGCAGCACCAGCTACACGAATGGATACTACGTTTGCTGCAACTCAAATAGCTTACATAGACAGGTTTAACATATCAGACGCATCACGAACTGGTTTTATTGGGAACATTTCAACTTTTTCGGGTACTGGCTCTGGTCTTGCTTTTCAAACATTTACCCACAGCGAAGATGTGTTAAATTGGCTTGCTTTAAGTAGTGGCACTCAATCAGTAGCTGGTAATTCAAGAAGCTCAATAAAAAACTTAAATACTTTTATTGCAGCAGGCACAACCCCAACAATTATAGAATGGAGAGTTAATTTAAGTTCTTTAGGTAGTGCTTCAGATGCGGTTATTTGTAAAGTGGGGTTGTTCTTTCAAGCTGTAAATACTGATGAAACCAATGGGGCTTTTTTCTTATTCGATACCACAGGCACAAGTACAGGAAGTGCAGCCGTTGGAAGGTGGCAAACCGTTACTGCTTTATCATCTGTAAGAACATATACAACAACATCTGTTCCTGTAACAACAAACTGGACAAAATTAAAAATAAGAATTACATCTACAAGATATGAATTTTTTATAAACGATGTTTTGGTTTCTGTTCATACAACCAATTTACCTACACCCGAAGCACCAAATTTATTTATCAGAAAACAAACAGGCTCAACTGCTGTTCGATTATGGCCTGATTATTTCGCAATTTATAAAACACACGCAACCGTAAAATAATATGAAATATTTATTATCACTTTTATTAATTATCAGCTTATCGGCATCAGCGCAAAATAAAGTAATTCAGATACGTGATTATTTATACAGGTACGATTCAACACAGGTTTCAACAACGCCAAATGCAGTAAATGATACGAAATGGGTTGAATTAAAATTAGGCTCAACATTGCTGGCAAGTATTTATAATGATGGTCTTGTGTTGTGGAACTCAACCTTAGTAGCTGGAAATGTTAGCGATACACTTTCATCCACAGGAATTACAGGAATGTGCAGAATTACAGTACCAACAACAGTAAACACGCAAAGAGTTATTCAATACGGTGATTGGGCTATTATTTACTCAACCGCTACTTATACGGCTTTTTTTGCTGATAACTATTCAAGACTTCCGATAACAGTAAGAAGAAACAGCGACAATGTAGTAATGTGTACTATTTATAACGGATGGGCAGTTGAATGGAATGTTACACCGCAATGGTCGTGGGTGGGCAGAGTTGGAACAACACGAATCAAAAGAATCACGCTGCCTTGAAATTTATCATAATCATATTACTTTTTATCCCATTTGCGGTTAAGTCGCAAAAATTAAGTCCGTTCAAGTGGCTACCTGAAGATAAGTTGTATCACATCATGGCAGGTAGTGCAATAGGAACAGTAAGCGGCTTTGCAGCAAACAAACCTATCCTTTGGGCAACTATTAACGGTACTGTTTTAGGAGTAGGAAAAGAGGTATATGATTCAAAGTTCGATGTTAAAGATGCAGCAGCTACGATTGTAAGTTCAGTTGTTTGCGGTGTAATTGTTAAACTGATTAAAAAGAAAAAATGAGATTACTGATACTCGTATTATTTTTTGCTTCATCAGCTAATGCTCAACCGTTTATCCGTTTTGCGTTTTCTGTGCCTGTTAATCCTGTATCACATGGAACTGAAATTGGTGGCGGTTATAAATTAAGACTTTCAAAGCAAGTGCAACCCTTTGTTGAAATTTCAATGATAAACAGATGGGATAAATACAAAGAAAACTTATGGATTAAGCGTGGCGGTTTGTTGTTGTTTCAAACGGTATCTATTACAGCAGGGCAATCAACTATTGTAACCAAACCAATTAATGAACGCTGGGCAAAAGTTCACAGAGAATATTCGTGGATGTATGGTGTGGATGTTCACTTTTGGCAAGTAGATGAAACGAGTAAAATGTTTGTGGGGTTTGTAAATGCAGGGGGAAACAAAT